CAACTTGCTGGTCTATGCCTCAAGTTGCTCTGCGTAAGTCCGCCTTCCAGCGCAGCAGTAGCCGCGTGGCGCACGTAACGCGCTCCGTAGATAATTCCGCCAGCGGTTCTACGGCTAATCGGTGTGCCGGTTGTTCATTGAACGACCGACACACCAAGGAAACGATCCACAATGGATTGCTGTTGCTTCGGGTCAGGTATGGTCTTCCATACTCTGAGCTACCGGACTGCAATCCTGGTGAACTCTCTCGTTTCCTCTCTTTTCTTCTACTACAGGGCAAGGAGCGGGCCTCTGTAGTCTTCCCGCGGCGCCAGCGCCCGGGGGGAGAGAATGGATGCTGCCGGCTACAGCGTCTGTGCAAACGGGACAGGTGGGAGCTTGCTCACTCCTGTTCCTCAATTAAACGCAACCTGCCGAAAGGTTGCTCTTTGCACACTCCGTCAGTGCGTTCTCAGTGGGAGCAGAACGCACTCTCTCAACCTCCTCCCTCATCCTTCGAGTATCTTCAGCACGTCCGGCGTGTCTGTACTCGAATCTTCTCTTCTGGTTGGGATCGGCGCTACCACGACTTCGTCGGTCGTCATGTGCCTAATCCCACTGCTCGTCTTCGCAGGAAGACTCGCGCCGACCTTTTGTGGGCCGGTAGAAGAGGAGAGTTCTTTACCTTGACTACCTCGGAAACGGATTTGCCTCCGTTGTTCGAGGCAAGGTACAAAGAAGTTATGTCAGCGGGGAAGCGTCGACCATTGCTCATCTATGATGACAAAATCGACCTTCTCGCGCCACTGCATTGTCTCTTGTACTCCCACTTGAGAAAGCAGGATTGGCTTCTTTGCGGTCCTCCGACCGAAGAAAGGATGACATCTTCTGTGTCAACGCCCGCCAGACCTCGGTCGATCTGGTGGCTGCAACTGACGGTCTCCGCCACGATGTGGCTGAGACAATCCTTGATTCACTTTTCTTCAGTTCGCTGAAGATACCTCGTAGCATTCGTGCGTTGGCGAAGGCTTCTTTGTCTCCCGTTTTTCGGGATGGCGAGGGTGTGATTCAAAGGGTTCGTCACGGACAGATGATGGGAGCTTACCTCTCCTTTCCGCTTCTCTGTCTGCAATCTTACTGTGCTGCCTCCTGGGCTGCACGGTTTGATTCAGATGCACGATTCCTTGTCAACGGAGATGACTGCGTCATTTCGGCCAGGCGAGATATCGTCGTGCAGGACTACCCTCCTGGGTACCGGCTCAACGACGATAAGACGATTCGTGCTGAAAATGTAGTTGAGGTTAACTCAACTGCCTTTCTCAGGAGTGGCGGGAGGTGGCGTGAAGTACGCAACCTTAGGAGAGGCGGAGCGCCTACCGATTTCCCTGGGATGATGCATATGGCAAAAGCCGTACACGTTTCTCCCAAGTTCGTGGATGCCTGGCAACGGGCACGAATCGGTAGACGCTGGGGTTTTCTCCCATCCCAGCTTGGCCATTATGGCTACCCCGCTTACAAGAGAGAGCGGGGCCTCAGGGTGCGTCGAGCTTGGACGCCCTTGCCTGAACCGTCTGTAGACGTTCAGTTTCCTGAGGAGCTGGTTCGGATCACAGGGAGGGATCCGACACCCGTGGAGGCGGAGGCTTTGCGAGTCGCCTTTTGGAGTCACGGGAGGATGGGAGGTTTGAAGAGAGACGTATTTTCTCCGTCCTGCGGGAAGATACGTCGGACATACCAGTACAGGGCCCGGCCCTGTACGAGCTACTTGAGTTTCGTCGGCTCAAGAGTTCCGTTGTTATCCGATCAACGTGGTCAATCGGCCGATTTCTTTCTGGTTCCGGCCAGTTGGAGATCGGAGGAAGAAGAGAGAGGCATCCAGGAGTTAGAACGTCTACGTTCTGACTGGGACAACGGATTTATCCGTTGTTCGCTGGACCTGGATGGATGAGTTCCGTGGGGAACACATCGTTTCTGGTGGACCGTTCCAGACGGTGCCCGAAGAATTGTTGCTGTTGTGGCCAGCTGAGCCGTGACTACCGCGACCTGCGTCATAGTTTGGATCTCTCCTTCGCGATTGATCCTGGGTTAAAGCGGTCCCTTTGGGGCTTCTCCAGGACTTCACACCCGATAGGGTAGAGGGACCTCCACTAGGCAATGGCGACGCGTAGAAGTCGTGCCGAGGGCCGGTGATCGCTGAGATCATGCGGGTTGGGAGTCTGCGCCGCTAGTGCTTTGCAGACCAGTTGACGCTCTAATACGGAGGTATTAGAGCCAGGTACCCACACAATAGCTTCATGCCGGACGGCATTGAACGGAGCCGCGGGGAGTAGTCCAGCTACTCAGGGCGGTCCAGGTTGAGTCAGGTTAGGCCCGTCGGGGGTCGGCCTGTAGCTTGAAAGCAC